GTACTAGTTACCGGGGCTTCGCCACCGAGAGGAAGAAGCACATCCGGGCCTTTCTGCGGCCACGGTAGTGCTGAAGTAAAATAATCCTTCCGTCGTCCACGCGGAAGGAGTGAATAAGCGGTTGTATCAGGGCCATCGCCCTTATCAACCACAACAGAATTCTGAAGATTCTGATCGCGATACCACTCATTCCAAATGAGATTGTATGCGCGCATAAGAAAAGCGTTCGGCATATCCGCTTGCGGAATGCCATTAACTTTAGTTGGAAGACCGAGATAATCGTAAAGAGAAAGCTCCGCGAAGCCAGACGCGTGAGTCGCGTCGTCTAACTGCGGAGTCAAAAAATCTGTAGAATCGCCTGGATCATCCTGGGCGCCGTTAAAACGCTCCCAGTTATTCCAAACCAAGCGATTAGGAACGAAAAAGAAATGAACGTCTAGATAGACGTTGTCCATGTATGGGAACTGAGGTGTGGCGAGTCGCGCCAAGTAGTTACCGTTTAGGCGCATCGTATCGCCAGGTAAAATCTCATCCCAAAAAACGGGAATCAAAAGCCCTTCGTTAAAGGTCGTTTTGTGTCCTGATGAACGTCTAAAGACGGATCGCTCCAGCGGAGGCCGCTGGATCTGTGCGAAATGTGCCTGTGTTGCGTAACCGCCACGAGAAACTGAATTAGCCATATATCTCCTGTGAAAATAAAATGCCCCTTTGCCTTCCTAAAAAAGCAAAGGGGCACTACAAAAAAAGGGTTTATACTTCGTATATCCTAGAGCCTGATTCCGCCGCGCGATGGTGCTCGGCGGACATTTACTGCACGAACCCGAGCGCCACGCTTGAACGTCTTGCTGGCCGCTCTTGGGGATAAACGTTTGCGTTGTTTCATGTGATTCCTCCTTTAGGAGTAGTCTACGGAAACAATCAAACGAGGCCATTGAAAAATAGCCTGTTAAGACACCAATACCTGACTAAAGTCGGCTTTGGTGTCAGTGGGAACAGTTACAACAAGAAGGTTCACTGTTCCCACACCCTCACTCCTGATCGTCATCGTCAGGAATAGGCGCTTTAGGCGCCTTGCTAGACGCCTTCGGCTTACCTGAGGGTCTGCCACCCTCAGACTCCTGGCGAGCCTGTGGCGGGGCCTCAGGCTCCTCCTTAGGGGTAATTAGGCCGTGCCGGGAGAAAAACTCCGGCGTGGCCTTAAGAAGGTTACGAGGATCGTTACCGAGCTCGTCACGAGCTCTTGCTGGGAGAGAAGAAAAGGCCTCTTCGGCGCGCTCAACGCGCGCATAGGCGTCCGTTAGAGACTCAGGAGAGTCGTAGTTGTCACGAAACTCGCCTACGGCTCGTACGTTGGTAGGAGGAATACCGCGACGAGCGCGGGAAACAATGTAGTTGATGTCGCTTTCCTCTTTAAGATGCTGCTGAGTGACAGCCTTGGAAGAAGCATGGACTGAATCGATGGGGTGTTGAACCCGGCGTCGCTTATGCATTTGCATTCGCTCCTTTTAGGGATTGTAAATCCGGACGACGTGCATGTTCGAGGGCTGTGACCAGCTGAATAGGTGGAGTATGGCTGGTAGAAACGCCCTTCTCGTCGTCAAACGTGCCTACTTCGTAAAGTACAAAATCGGATGAAAACTTGGAAAATGGAGAAGTCGGCTCTTTACAGGCCTCCTCAAAAGAGCGCAAAGCGCTCCCTAAATGTTGATCGAAAAACGGACGCATAAATGCGCCGATTTTTCCGTCATATACAGAAAACATTCTAAGAATCATTCGATACCTCTCTTGAGTTTGTCATTGATGGTTCTCTGTTTAACCTGACCACGAACCATCAGTCGTGGAGAGGTATCTTCTGAATCTAATGGTGTTGGTACAAGGGGGTTCGTTATACCGGCCTTGAGCCGGATTTCCCGCTCTTCTTCCTTACGACGAGCTTTGACTCGTTCGTAAAGAGCGGGATCGCTTCTTTCAAGAAGCTTGTCAAAAAACTTGGGTGGAAGTGAGGGAGGTCGATGAGGACCTGGTACGAAAACGTCGCCTGGATAGACGTCGCCTTTGTATTCTTCGAACCAAAGCGCGCCAATCCCAGGCCGACGAGACATGGTGACGAACTCTGGCTTCCTGCCAGCGTAGTGAGATTCCTTTCGAGCTCCTGATATCTTCTTAAGAGCGTACCGAGCGACGTACGCAGCAGATTCGAATGTAACGTCGCCAATTGTGCATATACCGTGACCCCAGAGATCGTCGAGTGAGGTACTCGTGTACTGTGGAAGTCCTGACTGAGAAGCTTCATGTACGATTCTATCGTCTCTGAAGTCTTCCCCGTAGAGAATGCAATGATGATGGGGTCGAGATGTCCTTTCGCCATACTCTCCACATTGGAAAAATCTAAGCTTATTCGGTTCAAAGTGTCTCCTTAGTCGCTTCATGAAGAGTGTAAAGTCTTCGAGATTGAGACTACTATTAGTTGGCATATCTTTGTAAGTCAATGTCAAAAACGATGTTTTTTCATGACATTGTGCTTCTGCTAGTAAGCGGCACGCCCATTGACGTGAACGCTCAAGACGACAACCGATACACTGACCGCAAGGAAGATCTATAGCTTTGTGGGAGTCGTAACCATCCAGGTTATCTCGACCCCACACAATCTTCTTTCCCTTGACGTCAGAATAAGTACGGTAAGCCTGAAGAGGGGAAAAACAAGGCATCCTGCCTCCTATCGCTTCTTAAAACTCTCCCTAACTCGCTTCGCTCGAGCATCACGCTCTACCTGAACTCCAGACTTCCCAGCCTTCTCGAGAGCATTCTTCTCAGCTCGAGAACCCTGACGAATGGTAGGAGACTTGATGAGGTTGTGTAAATTTAAACCAGATGTAATAGCCCCAACCGCATCACCAATCTGCTCAATACGTTTATCATAAAGAGCATTCTCCTGATCGATCTTAGAGCGCTGTTGACGAGCTGGAAGTTCCGCCTGTTCGCGTGCTGTGGCAATACGCGCAGATTCTGCGCTATATCCAGCTTGTTTAAGAACACTCTGAGTAAGAGCAGACTCACGTGCATTAGAAATACGCTGACCTTTAATATTCTCCTGAATCTGTTTGTTCGTCTGAAGCTTGTTGAGTGTGTCGGCCGTCTTAGCGGCCGTATCAGCATCGATATTAGCAAACTGCTTAGCGAGACCAGCGGTGGCCGCGGCAGAAGCGCCCGCGCCACGAATACCTTCCTCAATAATTCCACCAATCTGAGGAGCCTGCATAGTGGCAACAGACCCCGTAGGAGAAGAAGCGCCGCCCTTAGTGGCGGCTAAAATAGGATTAAGACCTGCCGCCCTAAGATCGGCCACCTCGCGCTGATGAGCTGTATTAGACATGCGTTCCTGAAAAGCGGTATTCTCTCGCGCTATCTTTAAATTCGTTTCGTTAGTCTGTTTAGTAACGTCCTTCTGTGCTTCAGCACCAACAACAGAACCGGCAACGCTCGCTCCAGCTCCTACAAGCTGTCCAATACCCGCGATAATCGCGGGTAAAATCTGCGCGAGGACGTTGAGCGGAGATAATACAAGGAACAGGAAAAAAAATCGTAAATTCATATGCACTCCTTGTGTAAAAAGTGCCGGGGTTTCCCCCGGCACAGAGGTTAGAAGTGATCGACCAATCCCGGAGTGGAATACGTCGGAAGAGGGCGTGCATGACGAAGGTCATGCCACGAATCAAGAATGAAGTGAGACTCCGTAGGGACCGCAACAATGCGGTCAATAGGAGGAGTCTCAGGAATAATGCTTGCCAACGTTGGCAAGCTGGAAAAATCAATAGCTAAATGCCACGGATCTAACGATGCCGTTGCATTTGATCTGAATAGGGCCGTCACCATTGACGGCCGGAAGCGATACTCAGCGTATCGCTCTTGATACCCGAAAACCGCGTTGTCGGTTACGGGGTTGCCCGCCATAAAAATCTCTTTGTTAAACACGGCCTGTTCACCCAAATGGGTGAACGTAGGCCACATAAAATCATAGCGAGTCCGGCGGGAAAAAGCGCGGTGCATACCTTGTTGATAAGTAGTCTCCGCGCGTACGGAAAGAAGACCAAGGACGTGACCGTGTTCTACGAACGAATGATTAAATCCTGCCCGTCCATTGGCTACTGCAAACGCGGCGAGCTCACCCTGAGGCGTCGTAGCGCTCTCAGAGGTCTGAGCTACCGGATTGACATTAAGATTGAAGGTCCCACCGCCCAGAAACTCTGGGCGCTGTAGACGAAAATCGGGAGAAACCACACCGAAGTGTGAAAGAAGAATCTCTACGTAGCGAGTACCGCCACGAGCGTCTCGCTCGAAGAGCTTCTGTAGTTGAAAAGCTTCGCGAATCTGATTAATCGTCGCCGCTGTAGCTTGCGACAAATCCGCGAAGTTATAATTGCTAGGGTCATCCGACCAATAAAATTGGGTGCCAGGTATCGCTGTAACTAAATGGTTAGGCGATCCGTTGTCACCCTGTAAAGAACCAAGACCTCCTACGGAGTTCTTAATATAAATGTACTGGCCAGTGCCTGGAACGCCACCAGTACTAGTTACCGGGGCTTCGCCACCGAGAGGAAGAAGCACATCCGGGCCTTTCTGCGGCCACGGTAGTGCTGAAGTAAAATAATCCTTCCGTCGTCCACGCGGAAGGAGTGAATAAGCGG